TTACTGCTGAGTTGCAATGCGGAGCTGGCTTCCTAGATCTAATTGTGGGGATGTTCCAGCTGGGATTTTTGACACAAGTTTGATAAATGTACCTGCGGCGACATTCGTGGATATTACAGCGCTGGCGACCAGCAGCGTTGGCGAAATCATTACCGCGGGTATAGTTGCGAATACATCAGCGCCGACCAACAGTTCTAAATAACTATTCTCCGTAAAAGTACCAGTAATTTCCAGATAGAGCTCGACGTCAAGAGTGGTTTCAATAGTTGAGGTATAAACTCCGGTTACAAGATCCTGGTTAGTCCTTTTATCTTTAATAGCACTATTAAATACAAGCGTAGTTCCTAAAGGAATGCTCTGTGGTGTGCCACCTCTGCTAACTAACGTATACTCACTCGCTGCATCATTGCTGGCCCATGTACCATCTGCAGTCCAATTACCCAATACACGAAGCATCTCTGGGTTCAAACCCAGTAGTTGCGCGTCTACTCCTGGCATATTGTTATTTAAAATTGCGTTTTGCCCAACCTCCCCGTCGTTGTATATCGGACAATCAATTTTTCCGTTTTGGTATACAACAGATTTTGAATTAACAAACCAAATCGGTGAGGAAGTACCACCATTGCCATATGCGTGACATGAGTCAAACGTGTGCCCGTTCACAACATCAATGCACTTAATGTTATACTCAGAGTTGTGGTTGATATTCATGCTGCTACATATTCCATGAGCATGATTAAATCCACCAACCACTGTTACACCACGAACATTGTCAACACAGTTACCACCAACCAGTGATGTGTTACCCGCACCAATAACGACCCCGTCCTGGCAGCCAGACGTGTTGAAACCTATAATTTGATTGAATTCGGCGGTAGTATCTGGCTGAACCTCTAATCCAACCATGCATTCATAACCAGCACAGCTTACAAGCTGCCCTTGATCACCTCTAGGAGCTGAAGCAGTTGAACCAGCTTCAATTTTTACGCTGTGAGACCTGCAGTTTCTTCCAACAAAACTTTCAACTCGATAGTTTTGGCCACCTTTCACTAAAAGGCCAATTTCACCGCCAATGTCCTCACTCGTAACCAATGAACCTTTGTAATTCAATGCCCCCAAAATGGCCCAACGCTTTATGTCATCAGCAAGGATGAAAGTCACAAAATTCTCACCGTCTGACGAAACAAGGGGATTGTCAGCGTTGATGACGGAACCTTCTTTCAAAGATATCGTGGAAGATCGGTGGATGAAATCTGTTCTGTTAGGAATGTAAACGCAGTTAAATTGGTCGATTGCTTTCTGTGCACTGATCGCAATATCATCAGTGATGGGTCCAAAAGTGGTAACATTTCTGCTCTTGTTAATCCATCCTGTACCAGAAGCATCATAAAACTTGGCTTCGTTTCCTGTATTCGGGGTGCCACTAGTGCCATCTTTAATGTAGGTGGTCCCCCCAAGCCCATCAGTAGAATGCTGAATTGTCTTAACCTCTAAAAATGAAGAAAGGTCAAGCTCAGAGCTAATTACATCTGCAAAATAATCAAATGTAAAAACCTTATAATTTATCTTTTTAAGGGCATCTGCCAAGTGATTGTCATCACCAGGCACAAATGGAATACCTAGCGCCGCCAATGCATTCTGAAACTCGGCGATCACATGGTTAAACCAATCCGCACCAGGATAACTGGGAATGTTGTTGTCGCCTGATTCGGTAAACCAGCCTGGACTTCCGGTTAGTGGTTTGGCTGCTGGTCTTTCTGTAGCTTGCGAACCGTTGCGTAATGGGTGCATGGTAAATCTCCAATTAAAACTGGTTTAAACGCTGTCTAAAGCGGTGTTATCGCCAATGAAAATGCCTAAACGGCGTAATAAAATTCGTAATACAAACCGCCGAGCTTGTAACGGTTCAGAGTGCACTCCAGCACACCTGCATCGGCTGTCAGCAGCGGCGTCAACACATCATCCAGGCAGGTCATATAGGCACCTGGAATGCCGTACACTGTCACCCGCATGATGTAACGGTACTGCGGACCCCATAATGGGTAGGTGCACCCCCGCAAACAGTGGTGGGGGAATGCCTCATCCACTTCCACGGTAAAGCCCAAATCAGTGGCCAGCTTCTGCACATTCCAGGCTTGCAGGCCGCCTTTGCGGTGGTATTTCTCGACGACAGCATAGCGGCGGTATTCGATGTTGTTGCCAAGGTCTGATTTGCACTCAGGCAGCCCCAGATATTCTTCCCACTCGTCAAGCAGCTTGGTGGTGGTCTCTGGGCGCATTTCATAAAGCAGTTCATCAGCACTCGCTTCTGCCCGCTCCAGGCGTGGGGCATAGCCGGCGGCGTATTTGTTTAAATCGAGCGTAACTTCTCTTGGCCACAGAATGCCTCGCGGCATCTGAGCCATCAGTGAGGCTGTCCACTGCGTTACGGAGTGCCCCATGTAACCACTCCCAGTGCATGCAATTCGTTGGAAAGAGACGTAACGTCCGCGGCCAAATCAAGCAGGTAATCTGTCACACCCACAGTTGAGCCAATGGCAGTACGCACACCACTCAGCAGCAGGGTTTCACCAGGGCTAAGGGTGTTGAAATAGCTTTGCACACTGGTAAGCACGCTTTGGCGCAGCTCGGCCGTGTCAGGCGTCAGGGCGATATCCAAATCGGTGGTTTTCAGTACCAGCGGAATGTACACAGCCTCGATGCCACCAGGGCGGCCCACGTCAGCGCCTGTGGCCGGGTCTGGGTGGCGATAGATATACTCCGCCATGGCCACCTGGTCGGCGTAGGTTGGCAGGATGTCAGGCCGGTCATCAAAAACAAATGCGTAACCCACGGTAGCCGGTCCCTGGTAGTTGTCCACGGCCCAGGCGCGGTTTACCCCGGGCACTTCGCGGCACCAGGCAACATAGTCATGTACAGCGCCGCCCATCGGCGGGTTGCGTTTACGAAACAGCAAACGCTCCAGCACCTGGGCAACGGCCTCCAGATCTGCGCCGCCGGTAATGTCGCCAGCAATGCCGTTTGGTTGAATACCAGGCACGGTAGAAACCAGGGTTAATACTGTGCCTGCAAGCAGGTTACCGGCAGCGCCAGTTTGCTCGGCCTCAACCTGTACCACCACAGAGCCACCGGATGGCGCATTCGATAGCACCACCCGGTACAGGCGGCCATCTGAATGCGTCATCACGGTGTCAACAGGAATAGGCACGTTACCGGTAAAGGTCACAGGGCCTGCGGCACTGGTTGCCAGTTTCTGGATCACACCCTCATAGCGGGCGGTATCAATAATGGTTTGGTCTTCTGACTCAGTTGAGGGGATTATCTGGCGCACGATCCAGCTTTGATAATCGTACAGGTCACGCACGCTGCCACTCACGGCAGCATTCAATGCCTGCTCAATACCAAATTTTGGCAGCACAGTATCGAGCGACGCTTCAATATCAATTAAGCCGCTCTCGATAAGACTACGCAGCGTAGGAACGTTAAACGGCACCTTGTGTCTCCCATCGTTTGGAGGCGGTAAACGAGATCACCTCACCGTCAGGTTTGGTTATTACAAATTTCAAGGCCAGGGTCTGAAAGCGCGGAATAGAACCGGTCACCACAACAGACTTAGCCAAGGCGCCGTTGCCATCATCCTGAAGCATCCACGCCAGCGCATCCTGCGCGTACTTCACCGCCTTATTACGCACATCGGTTGTCAGCTTCTCGCGGTACAGCAGCCAAAGCTTCGAGCCCCATGGCGCATCGTAGAAGCTGTCACCTGGCCAGCCTCGGCGGTCTGCCGAGCCATCCGGCAAGGTATCTGAATCCTCGGCGCGGGCATCGGTAAACACTGAGATCAAAACGAGGGAGGAAATGTCGCCATCGATATTCCCCCCCTCGCTGTCAATCAGCACTCCGGCATTTTTGGCCATGTCCAGCATGATGCTAACGCTCATAACAACCCTATTGTGGTGCTTATTGCGGTGCTGAGGTCGGCCTGCTTTCTGCGTCTAAATGGGTGTGCCCAAGATACGAAATATTGTTGGCCGACAGGTCAGAGCCAGTTACCACGCTGCCTGAGGTAATAGCGCCAGTGGCATAAATGCCAAGGTCTGTTGATATTCCACCGGTCACATGTAACGGGCCTTGAATTAATGTTTCAGGGGAAATAATAGTGAAGGAGTTGGCGGCTTCGAAAATAACGTCGGTTGCTGTAACGATTATCTGGCCAGCCTGGGTTAAGCGGATTTTATGACCATCAAGATGGTATAGAAAAACATCACCGCTTTCACCCTGTGGCCGATATTTTTTATCTTCAACGGCAATCGCAACCAGGCCGGACAAGCTGCCGCCAAGGGCTGCCACAATGGCCTCGGCTCCGGCCGGTGGATAAGAGCTGATGCCATAGTTCTGGAAGCGCTCGATATTGTCACCGGACTCATCAGCATGCATCTTCAGCTGCAGGTTCTGGCGTTGCAGGTCTTCAACAATACCGGTGACCACAGCGCGGGTCAGCATGCCGGTTATACGGCGGCGTATAGGAGCCAGCAGCTTGTCAATGTAGCGTTCGGTTACCACTGGCCACCTCCAAGCTTGGTGTTGCTCACCACTTGGGCCGGAATGTCCATGGCATCAGGCCTTACCACGCTGATAACGGTCAGGCGACCATCGTCACCTTCGCTGAACATCAATGAAGCAATCAGCATGTCTTCTTCGATACCCATGATCTCATCACTCACGGGTACCAGGGTATTGATGTCCCACAGGTTACCGGTTTGCGGTATGCGCCAGCCGGTTACCGTGTATTCCACCGTGTTGGATTTACCAATGCTGCGCTGGCGTTCCCACTGGCCCCGCTTGGCCGCACCTTCTGCAGTGGTGATCTCTTCATTAACGATAATCAGCGGCCGGTAGCGGCCTATCTCGGTATCCGTCACATCAGCTTTAATACCGCCTACGGTTGATAACGCGGCGCTGTCCCAGGCGCCATGCCCAGCTCCAGCAGCTTTCACAGTGAACTTGCTATAGCGCTGGCGCCAACTGAAACGCCCACGGCCCGCTTTGATGTTCTCGCCCAGCTTCAAGGCCACCCCAGCCCGGGTTTTGCTGGCACGGGTAATCACCAGGTTGCCAAAGGTGTCGCTGGTCAGCAGCACACCGCGCTGTCTGGCGAGGCGCGACAGCAGCTCGTGCGGGGTCTCCCCCTGTTCAACCTGAATTCGCTGAAACGCCTCGCCCACATCGGTATTTACCACCACCTCGATGCCAAATGGTTTGCAAACCAGGTTAGCGATTTGGCTTAAGGTTTGGTTATTAAGCTGGCCACTTTGGATATCTACCGAGCAATCCACCAGGTCGGCAGTTTTATCACGGCCAGAGACAGAAATGGTCACAGTGGTATCGTCATAACTGGGGATCCAGTCATCCACATAGCCGGTAATCACCCGCTCGCTGCCAATATCCACGGTGCATTGCTGGCCCTGCTTGATGGGCTCCATAAACTTTTCGTATTGGCCTGCTTGCCCTTGCCATTTCCAGGTTAATTCCAAATCAAAAGTGCCCGACATTGCCTCAAGCGAGCGAGTCACGCTGATTTTGGTCCAGCCCTGATAAATATTGCCGCCGGCTTTTAAAATAATATTGTCAGCCATCTACATCAGCTCTCCGAAATAATCTCAACGTCGGCGGTGGGTAAAATAAAGGCCGGATTGGCAAAGCCATTACGCTTCACAATACTGTCGCGCCGTTCGGTATTACCGGTTTGCTGCCACGCCACCAGGGCCACAGGTACAGTGGTAACTGGGCGATATATGCTTACCTGCGGCAGCAGCTCGGCGCGGGCGCGGGTATCGGCCAGCACTGCCTGGCGTAAACGGCGCATTTGGCGCCATACGGCGCTGCTGCCGTTCTCTACCGCTGTGGCGGCATACTCCGCCAACTGGTCGGCAATGCCATATCCCAATGACTTAAGCTGCTGGCCGGTCAGAATGGCGTTACGCTCGGCGCCAGAGAGGCTTTCAACCATTTGCTCCTGGTCATCGAGCTTCTGCACTATGTCGGCCTCTGCCAATGCCGCGCACTGCGCCACAGCAGCACTGTCAAGCACCAGAGTTTTAAAGGCCGCAGCATTGGCCTGAATGGCATCAAGCTTGGTGGGGTTGGATATTTTTGGCACCGACGCCGCCATGCCGCCTTCGCTGCTGATATCCCTGGCAAGGCCACCACTCACCGCCAGCTCAGCGCGGGTACCCTGCCAGCGATTTTGCACATTGCGGTACACCTCAAGCGAGCGTATTGGGTCTTTTACCACCCCTTTGATGTCTTCCAGCAGGCCCATGGTTTCGCGGGCCAGCTCACCGGGATAGGCCAGCAATGCGCCTATCGAGTCCTTGGTGCGCATCAGTCTGTCGGTCCACTGGCGCAGCTCATCCGGCAGCGAAGGCAAGCCCCGCGCCAGTTCGTCCATATCGTCCAGGAACAAGTCCACCATGTCGCCCACGCCGTCCAGAGCATCGACGTCAAACTCATTGGCAAAGGTCTGTTCAATCGAAACCTGGGTGTTGGCGGCCTCGGTACCGACTTCAGTCGCGGTATCGCTGCTGGCATTGGGGAACAGGTTTTCACCAACCTCAAACACCTCAAAACTGAAGGTTGCTGTGCCATCAATGCGGTTTACCAGCTTGTGGCTGACCCGGCCAATCTGCACCTTGCGAATGCCAAACCAGGGATGCACCAGCTCACCCGGTCCAGGCTTATTCAATGCGGTCAGTATCGCTTCAAGCTGCTGCAGATAGTCATCACCCAGCACTCGCCCGGTAATGTTCTCCCGGGTTAATACCTTGCCGTTGTCCTCGGTGTAGCCCACTTCCTTTTTGGGGTATGAATGCGGCACGGCGCGGCGGCCGCTTTCGCCGTCAGCCTCTTCCAGTAAAAATGCAACACCCCGGAAGGATGCTGATAAACGATCTTCAAATGCCATTCATAGCTCCTGTATAGCTCCTGTATAACGCCTTTATCAGTTGATGCCGGTATCGGGATCCACGCTGATACCAGGTGGGGCTTTCACTACAGTCAACTTGGGGCGGTTGTCAGACAGATCCAACTTGAGATTCAACTGGCCATTAATGCCATTGACCATGTTGGCAATGTCGTTGTTGGCTGGTTTGCTGACATCGGTCAGGCCGGCGCCAAAGATCCCGGGAAAGACATCCTTCAAAGTGGTGGCCTTGGCCCATTTGCCAAAATCGGTATCGCCAATCACCGCATCAGCAATCGAGTCAACAATTGGGTACATGATGAGTGCTGCTGCGCCGGTCTTAGCAGCGCTGCCAACGCGCCCCCATTTGCTTTGACTCTTGCCATTGCCACCCGCGGCATCAGGCATACCGCCAAAGCCGCCCATGCCCCCCTGACCCATATTGACCACGTACACCGGCATCACGCCCATATCAGTAACACCACCACCGCCAGCGCCACCCGCGCCTTTACTACCAAATATGTTTTTCAGGTCACTGGCTACTTCCAAACCTTTCTTGGCGGCAATTAAACCGCCCACCACCCATAGCGCGGTTTCACCCCACTTAAGCCAGTTATCAATCGTTTTCTGGTCAACACCATTAATGGCATCGGCTAAATCTTTAATCGGTTGGGAAAGGCGACTTTCAGCAAAGTTATTAAATGAGGTATTAAGCGCCTTCATGGCGTTATTAAATTCGGCGGCATTTTTAGCGGCTGCTTTTTGTGTCTCGCCATATTCGCCTGTTGAGGTCACCATCTTTTCAAGCAGGTCTTTATTTTCCTGCGAATATAACGCCGCCAAACCTTGCAATGATGTTTGGTCAAATACATCACCCAATTTAAGCGGGTCATTTTTTGCCTTATCCAATATCTCCAGCAGCAACTCAACTGGCTGGCGCAGCTCCTTAGTGCCTTTTTTAAATACCTCGATACCTTGCCGATTTAAAAATTGAACTTTTTGTTTATCCGAGAATGTGGCAAACACAGCTTGAATTGAGGTTAACGATTCATTGGCATTACCCTTGGCCTTGGCAAACAGCTGCACCAGGGCGCCCATTTGGGTAATCGCTTGTGGCCCCTGGCTTTGATAAGTGGCAAAAAGCTGCTCCGAAATAGATGCCAAATCCTTCACGTTGACACTACCAATGGCGAACTGGCTGTAGAGATCATCAATGGTGTTCATTACTGCCTTTGAATCACGAATGCCTTTCTCGCGGAACTGTGCAAACAGAGCGCCGCTCGATTTGGCATCCGCGCCAAAAGCCTGCATAAACAGGCCCATGTTTTCCAGGTTATTCAGCACAAACTCAAAGTCACCGGTTTTGCCCAGCAGCTCATCAACCGCGGTGGCAAATTGAGTGGTATCGATGCGGATATCAGCTTGATTGGCCAGTGACAGAATATTGCCTTTGAGCTGCGACACCTGCTCATCGGTGAGTTTGGCATTGGTACCGATGCGGGTCATCTGCTCGGAGAAGTTACCGATATTGCGCACAGTGGCACCGGTAACCAACCCAGCCGCCAAACCAACATAGCGATTGCCAAGGGTATCGATACCCCGGCCAGCGGCTTCGGTAGTGCTGCGCAGCAGCGTCATGGCTTTTTCATTGCGCTTGGCAAACTCACTCATGGAGTTGCCATATTGGCGGGCCTTGGTGGCAAGATTGCCGGCAAGGTTGAGGATGATGTCGGTTTTAAGTTGCTGGGCCATGGATCAAGTCTCTCAGCTTTTGGTAGGTACGCCACAGCCGCCTGAGCGTCATGGCGTTGGAGACGCTAAGCGGCACCCGGGAAGACACTGCCAGCTGCAGGTCTTCACAGACTGCCGCCAGCGCCTTAAGGTCGCCCCCTGGCAGCCAACTCCTCAGCCAGCAGTTGATCCAATTCAGAGGCTTTTTGCTGCAGCAAGGTGAAGTCGTCCTGGTGCAGTTTGCGCAGCTCCTTAATGCCGATAGGGCCCTGCACACTGCCGATGTATTCCACCTGGCGCACCAGCAGCTCCAGCCCGTAAAGCACATCGCTGGTATAGGCGATGGCCTTGCCGTCCTGCACCACTACCTTTTCGGCCGCCAGCTGCGCATCGATGTAGTCGCCGGAACTCAGCTCCTTAAGGCCAACCTCAAGGTGGGCAACCTCACCCACCTTGAGGCCGTGCTCCAGGTCAAAGGTCATGACCGCCATCAGATGCGCTCCACCTTGTTGCCCTGGAAGGTGCCGGTAATGTCGCCGCTGTCACTGATGGTAAAAGGTGCCTGCGGGGCACAGTCGGTCATCATATAGTCGACGCCGTTGTCACCTTCCCAGGTGAGGGTGGCATTGGTGATGGCGTTGATTTCCAGCACATCCACATCTTCATCGGCGGCGATCACCACCGCAATGGTGGGTACCGTGTACTCGTTCGATTGGCCCCACACCCGCCCTGGTCCAACATGCGGCGTACGGGTATAACCGCCCGGGCTGAGGGTGGAACCCTTTTTCGTTTTCAGCTGCTTGCTGTTGGCACGAATAACCACTTCACCAAGGATTTGACCCATGATTAAGGCTCCTTTACTTAGAGTTCAAATTGCATCAGCGCTGCAAAGATACGCATCTGGTTGACAATGTCAGGGTGGAATACGCAGTTGAGGCGGTTGTTGTCGCTCTCATCGCGGTACACCTCCAGGCTGTCCTTGAACGCATCAAAGTCTTCCATCAGCGCCTTGGGTACCCAATCGTTATTGGCCAGTTCCAGAATCGCCTGGCGCATAATCTTGGGGGTCACCACTGGCTGCCCTGGGTCAAGCCGTGCCAGCACATCATCGTTGGCCAGCTTATGGCGCGGGAAGCGGTTGGTTACCATGGTGCGCAGTGAATAGCGCAGGTAGCCAAGCGTTGCCGGGGTGGTGATGTCCAGATAACTTGGGTCCGGATCCCCAAAGGCGTTTTCGCGGTACATGCTGACTTCGCGCTCGATGGCCACTTCGCCACCCGGCGTCACCATGTAGGTGGCAATGCCATCACCCAGCAACAGGTTGCGCTCGGTGCTGTCCCACTGGATTTCCTTGGCGGGTGGCAGCAGGCCTGTCATCACCAGGGTTTGCAGCGGGCGGGCCGGATCTATCCCCAGCGAGTACGACGCCTGACCGGCATAGGCGGCGGCAAACTCATAGGGCGAGTGTGGCGCCTGGTTGGTGCCCATACAGGTAAACAGATAGTCGTTACGGGCGGTACCGAAAGCGCCGGTTTCAGCAAAGGTGCCCCGGAACGCGGTATAGGCAATGCCTTCAATCATCTTCAGCGGCCCCCAGCGCGTCACCAGCTCATCGCGTAGCTTGTTCAGGCTTTGGGTGTCGTTGAATGGCATCACGATATGGTTGTACCACTCGTTGGGAATGGCGGCGATCACTGCATCCATATCGGGCGTGCCGGCGCCGCCAGTCATATCTACCACGGTGAGAGTCACACCGCTTGGCAGCACTTCACCGTCGTAGTAGTTGTAGCGGATGTCGATATCGTCGCCTGTGCTGCCGGTCCACTTACAGGTAAGCTCCACGGTTTCCGTGGTGGCGGCTTTCAGCGCGGCCGTTACCGGCAAATGGGTATTGGCATTCACCTTGGCAATGATGGCCGTAGCAATGGTTGCGGCGCTATCAGCCTCCGTTACCGCAACCTGCACCGACTCGCCGGCAATCAGCAGCGCAATCACACCGGCTTTGGCGCTGGCGGCGGCCACGGTGATTTCACCTTTGGCGGCAGTGGCACCGGAAAGCTCTACGCCCATGGCATACACATCGGTATAGGCGTTGGACTTGCGGAACATTTTCAGCATCCGCGATAGCATGGAACCATAACCATACAGCGCATCCATCTGGCTTTCGCTGCTGGTGATGCGGTTAAGCGTCAATGCAGCGGCGCTGCCCGTGGCCAGCTGCTGACCAATCACCAGCACCTTTTGCGCCAGTGCCGGGGTACCGGAAAGTGCCTGACTGTTATCGATATCGATGTAGACCAGCGGCACCTTGATATCGTTGGGGATATTACCTAACGCCATGGTTATTCTCCTGCCTTGGTTTTGGCCGCAGTGGTTTTGGCGGCTTTCACTTCAATGACATCGCCATCATTCAGGCGACGTACCCAAAATGCTGAGCGTTCTACCTTTTCGCCATCGGCCTTGAGGTAGTCGCCACCAGGCTTGCGCACCGGCACCGCAGACTTTGCGGGTTTAATGAAAATCAACATGTCTCGTTTCCTGTTTTGATACCGCTGCTGCGGCTGGTCTGTTGCGGTAGTTCCATTGCGAAAGTTCTGTTACGAAAGTGCTATTGCGGTAAATCCACCACGCCTTCAATGACTGGCGCACCATCAGCTAACTCACCTGTCAGGCCAAAGCGCAGGAAGTCATCCAGCGAGGCACCATCGATGGGCTCATCCAGATACCACTGCTGCGACCAGCTTACGGCCCAGCAGGCCATGCCGGTTTCATCAATGGCGGTGCTGTAGAGGTTGTCAGCGCGAAAGTTTTCCGCCCTGCCATATGCCTCTGGCGGAGCATTGCGCTCCATCATGGCGGCAACCAGCTTGCCGGCAATCACTTCTGCCAGCGTGTCTTTGTCGTAACCAAAGCGAGGGGCCGTGAACACATAAGCCGCCATATTCACCCGGCCAACAATGCGGCCGCCAATGCGCTCATAGGCTGTCACATTCAGTGCCGCAATCCGAATGCCGCCATCACGTTTGGATAACCAGCGTTTGACCTGCTCGGCGGTATCGAAGCGGCCGATGTGGCGCTCAACGGTTTCCACCTTGTCGATGTCACGCTCGCCGCCTTCCAACAGTGGTTTGAGGTATTCCACCACCTTGTTGCAGGCGTAAACGGTTGAGCCAACCACGTTAAAATCGGGTCTAATCACTGCACGCCCTCCAGCATCAGTTCCTGCCAGAAGTTGCCGACCACGGCATACACTTCGGTTTGGTTATCGCGGCTCAGCCCCAGGAACTCGCGCTTAGGGATATTCATCATGCGGCTGAACGCCGCCACCGATTGATGCACCGGAAACGCCAGCGCCTTGCCAAAGGCCTGAGTGATAAGGCGCGTATGCGCATCCACCTGCACAGCACCACTGAAACCATCCTGGTGTACTGCTGCATAAGGCAGCGGTGAGCCGACTCGTACCTGGTCTTTTTCCACCAGGTATTGGATGGAATCCAGCAGATCGCCATTGCCTCGCAGCAGCGACTGATTTCCATGACGAGTCTTGGCATACGCCGCAGACCAATCAGGCCAAGACTCACCATCAGGAGATGTTTTCTCATCGGCGATACGTCTCCGGGTTTGGCTTTCTACCACGGCGCCAAGGGTGTCGAGCAGCGCCGCTTTATGCTTGGGGCTAGCCAGCGTCTCCAGCAGCTGCTGATAGCGCTGCAGCTGCTCGGTACCGCTAACCTGTACGCTGATGGCCATCAGAGCACGCCCCCGAGGCTTTTACGGGTAAACAGGCGCTCGTTGTCCTGCACCAGCTCCACTTTGCCAACACTGCTCTCAGCCGGGGCCTCAAGGGTTGGCAGCCCAAGTTCACGCTTGCCGGTGGCAATTTCGCGCAGGGTGTCGAGCTGCATTTTGTAGCGGTCTTCCAGCAGGTTGGTGGCCTGATTGTCGCGGTCAGCCAACCAGTAAAAGGCGATGGTGATGGCAATCTTATTCAGGATCCCCGGCACGGTTGGCAGGGGCAGCTGGTAGCGGCGGCCCAGGAATGAATCAATTTCCTCATCGGCCTGCGCCAACGCCTGGTCGATATAGGTATCGTTCAGCTCGCCCGTGGTTCTGTCGATGGCGAAGTTCCACAACATGGATTCATCGCGATCAATCAGGTCCTGCTTGGTTGCATAAGTTGCCATCGTTGCCCCCTTACTGCGGCTTATTGCTGACCTGGTATCAGGTCATCAAGTTCGACGTCGGTAACCACCAGGTTGGGCTCACGGTATACCCGCTCTGCCTTTTGCTTAGTGAGCAATACCACCTGCTGTGACTCATCATCCGGCGCATGAACGCCTGCAGCCGCATGGTCTTCCTGCTCCACCACCAACACCAGGGTTGGCTTGAGCCGATGAAACTGCACGCCACTTCGCCAAAAGCCTGCATCAGCTTTTGCATGCACTTCGAAAGCGCCAAGAAGGGTGCAGCTATCAATGCCAGACAGCAGATCAGCCCCAGTACCAGTTTTTGATATACCCATGCTTTCATTGTCTTGCTCCAGTTGGTTGGCTTTAGCCTCAGCTTCCGCTTTGGCCTTGGCTTCTTCATCGGCTTTGGCCTTTGCCTCGGTTTCCGCTTTGGCCTTGGCTTCTTCATCGGCCTTGGCTTTAGCCTCGGCTTCCGCTTTGGCCTTGGCTTCTTCATCTGCCTTGGCCTTTGCCTCGGCTTCAGCTTTTGCCTTGGCTTCAATCTCGGCTAGTGCCGCGTCCGATTTGGCTTGCGCTGCTTTGACGGCAGCACCCTGTGCCACTGTCTGTCCATCAGTAGCGGCAACTGCGACCTTCCGTTGGCGACCAGCGCCTTTTGGGGTTTTAGCTTCACTCACGTTCAACTCCTTGGGTTAGGTTGGATCAGGTTGGAATGATGCCGAACAGGCTGACAATGACCCCAGCCGATGATGGCAACAAACCCGTGGCACCAAACGACACAATGGAAACCGTCTTCGATGCATCGGTGGTGTAGTGCATAAAGCGGAACTTCTGCTCCTTCTTCAGCTCTACCGCCAGCGAGTAATCGATGACCCGCTTTTCATTCGAGGTTTGGGTGCTCATGGTGATGGGCCTCAGTGACCCTTCATATGGCACCCATATCTCGTTGACCGGGTCGTACGCCTGTACAAACACACCCCATTCAATATTTCCGCTGCCGGTCAACTCCCGCAGGATCCCCACACTGATGGAAGCAACCCCACTGAAGTCGCTGTGAAAGGTCACCTCGCCAGTGGCCAGATTGATATCCACCTCGGGATCGCTGACCGCCAAACGGTTGTAGGTCACCACTTCAGGTACGCCGTTGGCTGCAAGCGTCTGCTTGAGGTCGTTGGCATCCTGGGTAACAAAGCTTGCCCTGGCAAGCAGCGCATAGACTTCTTCGCCGGGGAAATACAGCTCGTGTGACGGCCCCATGATTACCCCTCAGATACCAGCAAATAGCCTGAGCCTTCAGTGGCTCTGGCATAGATATCTGCACCCAATGACGCCTTTTCCCAGGTGAAATACTTGGCGATGTTGAGGTTATGGCCCCAGGTTTCGCTGTTGCTTGGTACCACGCCTACAGCCTCAATACGCACTTTTACCGCGCGGCCAGTTTCATTTTCGATAAGGCCACGGGTCTTGCCGGTAGAAAGCAAGGTCCAGCCGGTATCATCAATTTGAATACGTTGGGTCATGTCGTTCTCCGGCAATTAACTGATTAGGGGTGGCGCGTCCCTGCGCCAAATCTCTTCCGTGTACCGTCTGCTGAGGATTAGGCGGTAATCAGTGGTGACACCACAATTTCAACGTCGTTGTAGTAGATGTTGGTATCGCCGCCTTCAATCAGCATGCGGGCAATCAGCTTCTTGGCCGCCGCTTCATTGTCAGGGCCAACAACCAGCTTGGTTGCACGGGTACCAATTGGGGTGCCGTCCACCTTCTTCATCTTCTGCAGCAGCTTTTTGGCCGCTTCATAGTTGGCTTCGGTGAGCGCAGCTTTGGAGCCAATCGCCAACTGCGGGAACGAGAAGCCCACGTTACAGCGGCCATCCACGCCGGCGGCGTACTTGTTGTTGAACCAGGTGTACTCTTCGTTCGGGTTCATGTTCTTGAACACGAACGGGCGACGGTTCTGATACACCACAGGCTTGAGCACCTTGGTATCGTCAATCAGGAACCAGGGTTCACCGGTGTCAGTCAGAGGATCACCAATCACGTTAGAGAAGGTACTGGCCGGGGTGGTTTCCAGCGGGTGGTCAGTATCGAAATAGTTCTGACCGTCATAGCACAGGGTGGTAAAACCGGCTGCCAGCAGTGGATACGCCAGGGTGTCCGGGAAGTAGGCCACCTGATCGCCGTAGTTCTGTGCAATCACGCTGTAGTGACCAATCTGGTCATCATCCACGTTGTCGCGGGATACCGAAATGGAACTCTCGAACGTCTTGTTTTCGATGGAGTAACCATGCTTGCCCATGTCGGCCAACTGACGGTCGCCGGTCCATTCAACAATTCCGGGCAGGTCTTTCAGCCAGCCGTAAAAGTTGGCTGCACCGGAGCTGGGCACTTCGGTAGCAATCATGTTCCATTGCGGCTTGGCTGCCGACAGGCCCTTGGTGTAGGCCGCCGACATAGTGGCCTGCAGGGCTTCCAATACTTGTGCTTCAGTCGCCATTATTCAGCTCCTACGTTCATTTGTTTTTTGGCAGCCAGGAAGTCTTCCTTGCTTACCCCCATCTTGCGACACATGGCCAGCTCATGTTCTTTAAGCTCTGGCTGGTCGGTAGTCTTTGGCGCCTTGGTTTTGGCGTTGGTGGCAATCACCGGAGCCGTGCCCACAAAGGCCTTGAACTGCTCCACACCGCCTTCGGTGCGGCACAGGCCCAGGTACATGTCCTTGTTGGCAGGTGCAACCTTGCCGGCATCGATAGCCGACTGCACCAGGGCGTCGATTTCCTGTTCCTGGATTTCGGCCAGTTTGGCTTCGGCGCTTTCGGCGCGGTTGAGCGCAATCTGATGCGTGTCTTTGGGCACGTACAGCGTCAGGTCAGGCTGGGCGGCACGGTTCAATGCAATGTCTTTCTCACTTTTCAGCGAGTTGATTGCAGTCACCGCGTCCTGTTCGGTTGCTGTTTCGGCAAGGCCGAGTGCAGCCGCAATAAGCTGGGACAGCTTCATGGGGTGGTCCTCTTGTCGGTTAAGGGCGGGAACATCTAAATTCGGGCTGTTGGTGAGACCGGCGCTTTCAATGCTGACAATCACACCGGTGTCAGCGTTATGGGCAAACGCCGGGGAATAGAAGGCGTACTTCTTTTCCTCAATCATTTCGCGACCTTCGGCGTTCCATTCCACATAGCCCCACACCTCGCCGCCACGGTTTTCAACCTTGGTAATCCAACCGTAGGCCGGGGCTTCTTCACCTTTGGGGGCTTTAATGTGGGTGGCATGCTCAACGTCAAACGGCCGCTTTTTGGTAAAGGCGGCGACGATGGCATCAGGGTTAGGGTTCGTCCATGAACGGCCATCGATTCCCTGAAAACTGCCGGCGGGGATCAGCGGCAACCAAATGCCGGGGGCATTGGCCTCCATCGCCATCATGGTGAAGCAAAGCGCGGTAAGGGCTTTTACTTGCATTGGTGAGAACTCCGATAAGGATTACATAACAACCTCCCGTTGGGTCAGTGAGGTGATATGCGAAAAACATGTCGGGTTTCAGAATGCAAAAAAAAAGCAACTGACGATAAATAACGTCAATTGCTCAGTGTTGGGTGGCTGAAAACAGGATTTGGTGTCCTTGGCCAGCGGTTAAAGGTTACCCGAAAAAATCAGCGGATCAAGCTGGCAGATACAAACCCATTTCAAAAGCATTGCGCAACCATGTTTAAACCCTGTTTAAATCGCCTCAGATTGGTTTAAACTTTTTTTCGAGTAACTTTGTACCCCATATGTCGTTAGCGTCAATCTGAGAGCGTTTGACGCATTCGCGCCTCTTTCTCGGCAAGGTCAGTGTCCAGCGCCTGTTCACGCCGCTGCCCCGGGTTATAGTTCCAACCGGGTTCAATGCCCTCTGGCAGGGTTTCAACTTCACCTGTTCGCTTGTTAACCCAACGCCTGGTTTTCCCTGCAGGTGATTCAGTGGTAACAGTGCCTGCCGCCATCAGCTTATCGGCTTCATACTGCGATACCTGGCGTATCCAGCACTGACAGCCCCAGGCATTGGGTGGCATATGCACTTGCCACCATGGATGGTCAACTGGCAATAGGGTGTTATTCCATTTCACGTGTTCAAGCCGGTGCTCCTGCGATGGCCCCAACTGATACAGCAAATACGGCATGGCACGTCTGGTGCGTTCTATGCGTTCCCATTGCCCAGCGGCACGGGCAGTGCGCATGTTGGTGCGGTAAATGGTTTTTATCCGGCCTTCACTGCCCAGTTGCACCGGCTTTGTTTCACCGGTTAACGGGTCATCCATCAGTTGCACGCCCCACCAACCCGACTTTACCAGCAGCGGTTTTAGCACGTCGCGGAACTGCTCGAAGGTCTGGCCATCGGCAATGGCCTGCTCAACCAGCTGCTTCACGTCGACCAGCAGATCGGCATTGAGCATCTTGGCCACGGTGAAGGCATTATTGTGTTCCTGCTTCCACACGTCGCGGTAATCAAAGCCTGGCTCAATGCCCTTGCGCTTGAACCAGGCCAGGGCCTCTTTGGGTACTATCTCTTGTGATGAACGGTTATCAGGCATCGGTGGCGTCCCCCAGGCCGCGAGCCTGGAACATGTACTGCGCCATCTGCTCCACAAACTGCTCGGCGCCGAGCTGCTGCTGCAGCTTGGGCAGCTCAGCCAGAAACGCCTCATAACTGTCTGAGCCTTTGGCCAGTGCCAGAATGGGGTTCATGAACTCCTCCGCCATCACCACCCAGTCGCCCATGGCTTCCTCGGTGAGGTTGTCGATTTCGGTATCGGCAGTATTGCGCACCCGGTTAAACGCCAGCTGCTGGCCACTGGGGCCATAGTTTCCCATACCTTGAATGCCCATGCTGTTCATGGCAACCGGCGGCACGTTGCCCATGCCAATCAGGTTCACTGGCGCCAATATCTCTTCGGCTTCTTCCGGTTCCACCAGGCTGAACTTGTCGCGCAGTGCCGCCGCCGACACCCGCAGCCCCCTGTCAATTAACGGGGTGATACTGTCAACCAGCATCTTGAGGTCTTCCGGCTCAGGCACATTAATCCGCACTTTGGGGTAATGTTCCTGCACACCCCAGTTGAGGATGATGAATGGCTTAACCAGGTACTCGTTAATGCAGGCGGCCAACTGGCGCGCATCCCACTTGGCAATATCGATACGCACATCGTTATGCACATTGGCCTGTGACTGGGAGCTGCCGTCATCGGCCGTCATGGTTTGCCCCAGCACGGCTTTGGAGATCTGCTCGTCACACCAGCGGGCCATGTTCTCAAAAAGGGTGTTTCCGCCATTGCCCTTGGCGGTTTCAATCAGGTCAATCTTCATCGACTCTGGGATCACCGCGCCGGCGTCAGAGGCGATACGGCCAATGGCATTTACCAGGGTTTGAATATCATCGGCACTGGCATTGGCGCCGTATTTACCCACCCGCACCGGAATGCCAAACACTTCGGCAAAGGCCCACCAATCGCGCACAGTGAAGCTTTTAAGCATGTACATCACCGCCACCAAGCGGGCCAAACCGTTACGCCACACGCTGCCACTCTTCGACCTTGGGGTGTGGATGATGAACTTGTAGGGCTCCAGCGCTGCTCCCTGGGGGGCATCGTCTGAGATAAGCAGAATTTGCTCCAGCGTTTGCTGATCCTGGCGCAGATAACGGGGGTCAACCCATTTGTAATCCTGCGGCTTCCAGGGCATGGCGCGGGTGTTCCACAAAATCTGCACCACCGACAGGCCCTTGCCGAGGCCATCGAGCAGGTCGAAGAACAGTTCTGGGATCATGTCATCGGTCATCAATTCGCGCACCCGCTCGGCCATCAGCAAATCCTGCGGCTCTTCGCTGTAAGCTTCCACCGAAGGCTCAATGGCTGCCACCGCCAGCTTGCGGGTACGCAGCTGCGCGGCGTAATGCAGATCGCGCTCTTCCATTTCCTCGGCCAGCGTCATATAGGCTTCTGGGTCGTTGCCATCAATCACACTGCGCAGCACCGCCGCCAGTCGCTGCGGGGTAATGGTAGAGGCCACACTCACAGGCCGAGGATTGCGCACGCCCGTGGTATAGGCACGGGCGATATCGTCACTGAGGATGGCCTTATCGGCCTTGATAGGGTTGCCCCGTGCGTCCAGAATTTGGCTCATAGTCTTATCCCTCTGCCGCGCAGATCCTGCTGCGGCATATCATCGAATCGGTTGTTGTCCTCGGCTGTACCGAAAAAGCGCCGCACTGTTTCATCGCCCTGGGGCTTGATGCTGTGCAGCTCGTAACGGGTGATGTCTTCTTTGGAGGCAAGGAAGCCCAGGAAGATGGCGATCGCACTGTCGCCGTGGCGCTTGTTGCCATCGCTGCCCGTGGTGCGGCTGTCGTCGATGCCGGGCACGCCACGGTACAGCTGAATTTGCCCAAGGTCGGTTATCACATCTTCATGCTTTGGCAGCGTGATTTCGTTATCTTCAAAAGCGGCTTTAAAGCGCGGCATGTTCTCGCGGTAGTAGGACTGCGTCAGCATCACTTCCTCAACTTCCGCGCCATATTTGTAGCGGGCCTGCTCGGCCAGATACTGACCATTGCCGCGCGCATCGAGCTTGATGCCGTCGCGGCGAGGCAGTCGATCGCAGATGAAATACAGGGTCTGCTCCTGCTGCTTGAAGGGCACGTTCTTCAGCTCAACCAGGAAGGGGACTTCGCGTTTGGTGTTGTCGTTGACCGTGACCGGCGCCATGACTGTCAAATCGCCAGTGCGGGCAAAGTCTTCGCCGAAAGCATGGCGCAGATGTTTTGGCAAAAGCAACAGCTGTGGTGCCACTTCCTTGTCCAGCCATTCCTGCATTTCGTTGATCCGCTCTGACTCGCCTGCCTGGTTGAATGCCGCACTGCCGGTAAAGCGCAGCACCGGCCCGACCAACCTGGCTGCGCGTTCGCGCAAACTGCGTGGGATATAGGCGCCGCCGCCGTTCTTGGGCACGCAGTAGTATTCTTCAAGCGCATCCTCTTCGGCGGCCGTAGCCTTAAGTAATCCGGCTTTCCAGTCATCTTCTGCCGCCTGGCTCCACTCCATGCCACGTATCTGACAGATGCGTTTGTACAGGCCATCGCGGCAGGCATCATCCAGAGTGATGCGGTGCACAGAGTAATCTTTCTTGCCGGCGCGGGAGTCGTTAATCAGCGAGTTAAACAGGTTTTCAACCCCGTTATGGGTTGAAATAAGCCTCACCTTGGCGCCCCACATGGTGAGCGCCAGCGCCGCTTTGAGCACCTCCGCCAGCCGCTCATGAAAGGCCGCTTCGTCTATGGTCACGTTACCCTGCATACCGCGCAGGTTGGATGGGTTGGAGCTGAGCGCCTGAATTTTGAAACCCGAGGCAAAGTAAATGGCGAAGGTCAGGATCTCTTTGCCATCAACGCCATCATCAATAAACACCTCTTCGTGGATTTCGCCGCCGGCTTTATCAAACACCTTGGCCCACATGGCCGCAGCATCAATAAACTCCCTGGCCATTTCCTTGTTGGAACCCACGTAAAAGTGATTGGTACCACCCGCGCCACGGCCAGCGGCAGCCGTCAGTACCGCATCAGCGGCTTCCGCCCAGGTTAAACCGGTACGGCGCGATTTTTCGGCAATCTTAAGCGGCGATGTATCCGCCACCCAGCGGCGCTGATACCCCAGCATTACCTCACCGGGATCAAATCGCTGCAGGTCTTCGTGATTGGGTACGGCGTCAACAGCAGACATCAGCGGTTACTCCACCAATTGGCGACAGCGGCTTTCAGTTCACCGCCACGCTCACGCCACCAGGACGGCTTTAAAAAAGCAAATGACACAACATCCAAGCCAACGCACCACAGCTTGGTAAATCCGGCACGCTGCACGCTCACAGGAACCATGCAAACAATGGTCTCAATTTGAATGCCATCGGCCCGCCACTCATCGAGATACTTTGGGTCAACATAGGTATGAAAACCCCAGGTCTTTTCATGCCCTTTGATAGTGATATTGCACAGCACTTTTTTAGCCATACGGCCTCCGCTTGTGGTTTGGCCCGTCAGGCGATGCCAAGGATTTCATTCTTAAGCGCCGCCACACCTTCAGCGGTCAGTCCCTGCCGTGTTGCCACCTTCTCCGCTGCCGCTGCGGCCTCCTGTGCAAATGCACTGCGGATCTCTTTCTCTACCTTGATACTCGACATCGAGGCCTGCTCGATGCGCTGCACCACCAGGGCCAACTGGCCCAGGGCCTTGGGTGATATCACTTCGCCTTCTTCCCCTTCGGCGGCCTCCATCATCTTCATCGAGGTTTCAAAGGCCATGGTGCGCACAAACTCCTGCAGCAGCTTGCCCACGTCTGAGGTGGGCGCCTGACCGAGTTTGCTTATCCACACTTCGGCCACTTCCCGCGACTGACGCAGGCGCTGCCCCATGTCTTCCATGCGCTTGGCGTAGCGGTTAAAGCTGGAGCGGCTTATCTTGGCGTCATCCGGCAGGCCTGCTTCCTCAATCATCTGATTGACGGCCTCGCGAATATCTTCCTGGGTCATGTCGCCACTGCGAATAAGCACATTCAGTGACGAACGTATCTCTTCCGGCAGCAGCTGGATTTTGCTTTTGCGGTTAACGGCAACCTGCATACTGCCCCCTTATGCCCGAGGCCGTTTAACGCCCGGTACAATCGCCTGACCTGTGGCCACGTCTTCGCCGCGGCTGGTCAGTCTGGCAATTTGACATTCCTGAATGTTGCGCACTGTGACCAGCCCCTGTTCATCCAGCCAGCTCAAATGGCTGCGCACCTGGTCGCGGCTGACCTTGTGGCCATAGGCATCCAGACACGAATCGATAATCGACTCGTTGGCCTCATAGCCATGCATTTCCATCAACGAGCGCAGGATCACCAGACGCTGGTCTTCAATCAGCAGTGTTTTAAATGACATAGGATCCTCTAATTATCGTCCTTTAAACGTTGTTCCAACAGCAGTTGCGCCAGGTGTTCAACCGGCTTTATCTGGGCGCGAAGCTCTTTCATTTCCCCCCGGGTTTCCGCCATTTCCACCATCAGCGCGGTAATTTGCTGCTGGGTTGGCAGCGCATCCACATGGGCCTGCAGTTCATCCACCTTCTTGTCCACCTTGGCAATGTCTTGCCTGACTTCTGTCAGCTCATCACGCTTGGCATACGTCTTGGACATCAGCCCCAATACCAGCATCCCCAGGGTACTCAGCACCGCCCACAGCATGGGCCAGTAGGTTTTAATCCACACTTCCATCAGCGGCGCTCCTTTGCACTCTGGCATTCAACGCAGCGCACGGCATCAGGGCACGCTGCCAGCCGTAACTGGACAACCAACTCACCACACCCAAGGCAGTAACGGTTGCCCTCATCATCTTCATCCGGCGCTTCTGTTTCCCGCTGGCGCTGCCTGGCAATCGCCTGCTCACGAAACTTCTGTTCGGCTTCCTGTGCCTGTTCAAACAGCTCTGTCATTAACGCCCCTTGAATAGATTCAATAAGGTACCGGTAACCTTGGCGCCACTGCCCTTGGGATAGGGGGCAAAGCCATCCAGTGTACGCAGGCCAAGGAACGCCCATGCCGGGCTCGACAATAACGCCGCCACCGCAACGTCCACGCCACTGCCGTAACCTGTTGCCCGCAAGGCCTCCATACCAAGGCAATACAACATGGTGGCCCACATAGACTGGCGTGCCATCAAGGGGCGGGTGGTGCGAATGTACGGGTCTTCGGCTTTATCGCCGGCGCGGATGGTTTCCTGGGTTTCCCGGTGCTGCGACTGGGCATCCTCATATGCCAGTTGCTGGCGGCGGGTGACTTCGCGATCCATTTCAATTTTCAGCCGCTCCAGTTCCACCAGGCTTTCGGCGGGCAGCTTTTGCAGCTCCCGCGCCAAGGCGGCTTCTTTTTGGCTTCCGGTCATACCGAGGACGCCATCAACCTGCTCCACCATCTCGGCCACTTTGTCGGCAGTGTCACTGCCGCCAAACAGCGATGAAATACCCCGGATGGCCGCTGGGCCAACCTCCATGGCGAGCTTGGCTGCGCCTAAAATTACAGCGAGTGACATTGTCTGATACTCCTGAGTTTGGAAAGTGTGTCTGTGCCCTGGGGCACGATGGATTGGTCAATGTGAATGCGAATGTCGCAGGCGCTCACGCCATGCCATCCAGCGTTAAAAAACGATTGCATGGTGCCATCGTGGCTGAAGAAGGGGGCGTGGGTTGGCACGGCGCTGCCGCTGCGGTGGGCCTGCAGTTCTGCCTCAAGCCGTTTGGCGCGGCCCTGTGCTTTTGAGTAGTCCCAGTTGCGGCCCATTAGTGCAGCTCCCAGGCCGCATCGGTCAGGTGCACCAGGCGGTTATGCCAGCCCTCAATAAAGCGCACCTGGGAAACATCATTGCGGATAATCCGCGCATACAGCCTGGCGCGGCGCAGACCATATCGGGCGCACAGGTATTCAACATCCATGCCCTGTACGGCGTTGCGAGTCAGCGGCCCCACCTTGCCATCGGGCTTGCTGCCAATAATCTCCTGCAGCAGTCTGATGGCGGTAACCGCCCCGTGCTGCACGGCCGCATCCAGCATGTACAGCGCAAGCGGCGCGGACCACTCCTGACAATGGGCGGCATTCCAGTAACTGCGGTGATAAATCCGCACCGCATCATCAATGCTCAAGGCGGCGATATCGAGTGCCGGAAACGCCCGCTTGCTGATGCCGAACTTGGTTTCACCGCCCGGATCCTTGGGGTCGTTTACATACCCCCCATTAGCGAGCAGGCCGCCTTCCATCTTCAAAATGAAGTAGACGGCAAGGCAAAATTCCGGCGTATAGCCTCGGGTGGAAAAGGGGAAGTCTGAAAACATCAAAGCACAACCAGATAAAGGAGCCTTATCGGATTGTGCTTTTTATATTGGGGCGGGTTTAATTAACGCTGATTGTTGCTATTGCTTGGCTACTTCACAACTGAACTTGTTTGAAAGCCTTAACATCCTGAGCTTCCAGCCGTTAAGCACGGCTTCTTTTGCTTCACCATCTTTTAAATGTTCACTGAATACACTTCTGATAATTTTTTGGTCAGCTGTTTCAGGGTCATTCCAGGTGTCTGCTTTGTTGTAATCAATAAATGCGGTGAGTTTATAACACGGCATTATCGAAATAATATCGAATTTCTGCGTTGGCGCGAGCACCACTGTCATTGAGCCTTTGGTATCGGTCAGGTTTATTTTGATATCACGATATTGATTACTGGATTCAGCAATATGGCTATCGCCCTTTTTATACCAGTCTGCCGCATAGATATTTGCCATTTCAAAAGAGTTAATTACATCTTCAACTTTTGATGCAAATGCATTCATTGAAATAATTGCGGACAATAACAGTAACTTCTTCATAGTCATCCCTTCAAAACAAATCCGGTTGTCTGTGCTTCACTTCGCGCTTGCGCATCTTAGCAACAACCCGGTAGATATGCTGCATCGATTTGTCGTATTTGCGCGACAGCTCCTCGACGTTATCGCCCTTGAACTCATGCCAGATAGACAGGTTCATAATCTCCGCTTCCAGCTGCCTGCCACGGGGCAGGTACAGCTGCACCCCGCCGAACTCGCGGCAGATGCGGTTTAACATGGCAATGGCGATTTTGGTGTCGGCCCCATGGCGCTCCAGTTCGTGCTTGAACATGGCATAGATTTGCCGCATCGCCTCCGGCCAGCGCTGCGATTCTTCATCCTCGGCCAAGCGTTCAACGTCTTCGAGGCTAACATTATCGAAGCCGAAAAAGTCGCCGTTCTCTTCATTCGCTGCATGCTTTGCTGGGGTTGAGTTCGCCATGGCCGTCACCGTTAAGATTATAAAAACTAAAACACTGGATAGAAAAACACCCCGCAACTGCGAGGTGTTTTCAGTATAAGGCATGGGCGATCCCACGGTCATGGGATTGACTCGTTGCAATAATGCTTCAGGTAAAAAGCGCTTAGCTTGTCATAGCCAACGGAACCAGGCGAACCGCCATTGGCAACAATCGCATCGGCCATCAGGCGATAATGCCACTTCTTCAACGCCTCCAGCACCTGCGCCGCCTGCTCCGAGGTGAGCCACTCCACCCGGTCAACGCCTTGACCGTTTCCGGTCTTGGTCATCCGCTTGGCGTAGCTGTTAAGCGCCACCTCGGTATTGCTGCGCACAAAGCCCTGGGCAAACATGGTTAGCCAGATGGCGCGGATCTTGGCCACCTCCGGCGCTCTGGCTCGGGAAGGCAGGGTGCGGCGCGGCTTAAAGCCCTGGGCTTTCATTTCGCTGACAACTGCATTCAGCTGGGCCTCACTCAGCCCCTTGGCACTGCGCACCCCGGTCACCTTCTGCAGCAGGTTGCGGTACATGTCATCGTCCAGGTGCAGCTCCCGCTTACCCACCTGCACCAGTTTGAGTAGGTTTGACATAAGCATCACGCCGTTTTCTGTTCGGTTGCTGGGTGGTAAACCGGCTTGGTTTCAACCCGGTCATGGTAGACAATTTTGTAGTAGAACTCGTCGCAGTACGGGCAGAACGTCAGCGAATCCCATACCCCGTCAGTCGTCTCAGGACAGATGGCTTTCATGCTGTTGCCACAGCAGGGTGCCTTGAACTCAATCACGTTAAAGCCGGCATCGGTAACCGCAGTTAACCAGGCTTGGTACGCCGCTAATCTGTTGTTTGACATGTCTTTCTCCTATGCCGCATTGCGGCTATTACTGTTATTCGAGCTGCGCTCGTTGCGATGCTCTGCCTGGCAGGCCTTGCAGCGGCACTGCAGGCCATCGGCCTCCCGGGCTGATGGCGACCAAAACAGGGTGTCCTGGGGCCAATACTCCTGGCAGCGCGGGCACAGCTTCTGCAACCCCACCTCGTCATCGATGATGGCCTTGCCATTGGCGAGGCGCCGCTGCAGCAGTATTGGATTCATCATGGGTGTGTATTCACCAAACATAATTCCCCCTGGTCTTCGTGCTTTTGCTAGTGTTTATTGGCTTTTCTGATAATGCGTTTCACCAGAGCAATTCTGGTTTTTTGCCCCTCTGCACCCTCCAGTCTGTTCAGCATGATTTCAGCCACTTGTTTTGCTTCATACGGGTTATTCTCAAGCATGCTCGACATGGTGATCTCAGCATCCTGCACGCTGGTACTAATCAAGCTGTTCGCTTTTTCATCTAACGTTTTCATCGATTTTTACCTCTGGTTTTTAGCTGGTTAAGAAGCAATTCGGCGCAGCTGTTCCCCGTTTACGCCATGGTTCAATGTCACGTCTTTTGCTGAGCGAAAGCCTTGATACTTGGCTTCATTAGCCAGCCGTCCGGCCCCTTTTGCCTCTCTGGCATTGCCATTGCTCAGGTTGATTTTTCCTTTGTAGCTCAGCAGCTCATCACGCTCTTTTTCTGAAAGTGCAAACCGTTGGATTTTGCTGTGAACGCCCATGCACCAACCTTCGCAAAACTGATCTGCTCTTTTGGTTTTATTTGGCTTTTTCATTCTCGAACTGAGGGTATCCAGATACTCTTTTCTGGCTTTGGTTAACTGCCGTTCCAAAACACTGAAAACATAACCGGCAATTTCAGGGCGTTCGTTATGGCCGTAAAACACAATTCGCATGTTCTTTAACGTGGGTTGAAAGTAGTATTCACAGCCGAATGCCTTACCGATTGAATGAGCGAGTATTAACAGGTATTGGGTTGGGGTTTTCGCCTTGAATAAGGCCTCTATCGTTGCATCGGTAACGCCAGCCAATTCAGGATCATCACTGCCTATGCCATGCTCCTGCATCAGCTTTTGTGCCCGTGATAGGGCCAACGCGGCTTCGTGCTGATTGCTGGATTTAGCCAGCCTCAATAACTTTTTAATCTTTTCCAAAACCTTATGACTCATCGTCCCATTCCTTCTCGTTAATCTTCACGTATCGCACCTTGGCCTTGGGAGCCTTGGCACTCCGCCAGTTCGGCAGGTTTTTATCAGCCCAGGTTTCAGCACACTGCTGGTCGCAGCGGTTGTGCTGCATGATGTAGCCAATCAGCTCCCTATGCCGTTTGAGCTTCAGCCCTGATATGGTCTTCATGTCGTTCATCCATCACCTGGTCAAACTCTTCGCGCACATTGGAATCCTGCTTGCCAAGCACATAGTTGAGGGCGGCGATATAGCCATCTTCAAAGGTGCAGTCGGGGAAGGCAGTGCCTTCCAGTTCAATCAGGCGTTCTGCCATGCTGATTTCAGCGTCTATTTCCGAGCGGCTGCGGCTCGAAATAAATACCCGCTTAAATTGGTTTGATGTTGCTTCAGGCATCGTATTGCTCCCTGGGTTGCTTGTTGTACACAGTCACGACATTGCGGTTTTGGATAAGAAAGTAGGCATGCTCACATTCCAATATCCGTTTTGGCCGCCAGCCAGAGCGCTTCTTAATCCGTCGCAGTTGCTGCTTGGTGGGGCGGCTGTCCGTGGCCAGCGCCTCAACCAATTGCGGCAGGGTGCGTCCGGTGCGCTGCCGCCATCTGTCTACTGCGTGGCGAGTCACCTTCACTTCGCCGCATCGGGTAAACAGCAGTAGCATGGGCAGCCCCTGCTACAGCTTGGCGATATCGAGTGATACCTGTTTGTAGCCGCCGTCTTCCTGGCGTTCGTACACCCGCAGGTAAGGCGTGGTACCTGTGACCTTGATGGAATCGCCAATGGCGTCCATGGCTTGGCGCCAGTCAGGATCCGCAATATTCAGTTGGCGCAGGCTCAGCACCTGGTTTACGTCGATGTTGCCTTGCTTATCGACCCGGAATGCCGAGTTAACCAGGGCTTTGATGTGGTCGTTCGACCCCACCGACCAGCGCTTGATGCATTCATCAATCTTGGCTTTGGCGGCCTGTATCCGTTCATCAAAAATGCGGTGTTCACCAATGGAGCGTTGCACCTTGTATTTGCCATCAAACGAAATCAGGGTGACGTTGCCTTTGGCGCCGCCGTACTTCACATCGTGCTCGGCGGCTGATATGTCCACAAAGTCGGCCACCTGCGCCATGGAGGTGCCTTTGTACAGGCTCATCTTGGCTTGCAGCTCCTGGGCAAACATCACGATGGACATCACCACCTCATCGCGCAGCTTGTCTATTTCTTTGATTTGGCTTTCAGGTACCAGATGCCCCTGGGCGTTTTTGCGAAAACCGGCGGGGATGGTGTTAGTGGTTGTGGTCATGGTTTTACTCCTTTCTTAATGCTGTTTTTGATTCTTTCTAACGAAGTCAATCAATGTGTTACTAACGTGTACCGGTAAGTTTTCACCCACATGGTGGGCGGCCTTATTCAGAAAACCAGAACCGCCTTCGTTTACTTCGCAGGCGATTTCGACCAACCCGTTTTCCAGTTGTCGCAGAGTGAGGGTCACGGACGATTCATGCTGTTTTGACATGCTTATCTCCATTAAAAGTTGCGTGGCCACACGCTGATTAACTCGGGTGAATAGGGGTTAAGGGTTTGGCAAATTTCGGCGGTGGCGGGCAGGCCATCGTCTTTCCAGCGCACCAGGCAGCCATTGAAGCGAGCCACACACACCTTGTCTTCAATGCCGTGATGCACCTGGGTGATGTGCGCCGCCTTCTGCCGCAGTTTGCGGGTGGGGTTTTCAATATCGATAACCGGCAGCGGCTGGTCGTTGTTTATCTCAAGCACAATGCAACCGGCCATGGATAACCGGCCTACGGCGGTGAGCGATATCGCTTGCTTTTCCAGTTTGGTTTTCATGTCACACCTCACTCATCAGTTGGTAAATCAGCCCTGGGGCCAGTGCCACTTCATCAGCGGCAAGGTTGTCCAAACACAGGTCCTGATAGCGGCGCATTACCGGGCGCTTGAATTGGTAGTGCTGCCCATGGCGGTTTTGAATAACCCGCTGTGCCTGATGGCGGCTGCCATCGCACAGCGTTACTGCTACGGTTTCTTGCTGATAAATTGCATTGCCTTCCATTGCCTTAGTCCTTTTTGTCGAAGTACCACACCCGGCTGTCGCCGCTGGGTTTGATGACGATCACCTTCCAGCCAACCAGCCATTTGTTGACGATGAAGCGGCTGGCAAAGCGGCCCAGATACAGGCTGACCGAGAAGGCCAGCAGGTACAGGTAAATAGCCATAAACGTTTCCATACCCACCTCACTCATTGGTTTCCAGCTCAGCAAACGCGGTGCGCAGCATGGCTTTGGTAATGGCGCCGCCCTTGGCAAACATGGCCGCCAGCTTGAGGGTTTTACTCAGCAGCCTAAGGCCACCTGGGCGCTCGCTGATTTGGATCATCAGCCCAACTTCATCCTGCCCAGTGATACGCCAGGCACCGGCAATGGCCTTTACGTCGGCCAGCTTGGTTTTGTGGATACCGCGCTTTTTGGCGATGCGGCTGAACAGGCGGGCAAAGTCTTCGTTGCGGCGGCCACCGGTCAGTTGGGTGTACACCTTGTTGTTGCCAACAAGCGCCATGCCAATGCCGGTTTCTTCCTGCAAAATGCGCAGCTCTTCCAGCGTGGGGTAATCCAGGTGGTCGGCTTCATCCACAATCACCAGCCCTTCACTGCCTTTCAGGCGCTGGCGGATAACGCGCGACAGTGGGCCCTTGGTGCGCGGTGCCTGGTCCATGCCCAGTTCCATGGCAATTTCGTACAGGCATTCGGTAAGGGTTGAACGGCTTGGGCTGGCGGTAACCTTCCACACGTTGTTATTGCAGCGCTGGTATTCGTCCAGGGTTTTGCTTTTGCCCACACCTGAGGCGCCATACAGCACCACAATCGACTCAGTGATTTGCGCGTAGCTGAGGTCGTCCATAATCTGCTTGGCGGTTTGAGTCATCACAAAGCCGGGGTCAATGCTTGGGTTGGCGTCGCGCTGGTCGCGCAGCCTCAGCCAGTTGCCCAGTTTCTCGACTATCTTGGCCGGGTTGGCCTTGTACTGGCCGTTTAAAATCTGGCTCAGGGTGGAAGGCGATACGCTGATTTCCTGGGCGATTTGTGCCGCGCTCACCCGCTTGGATTCAATCAGGCTGCTCACGCGCATCAGTACATCGGTTTGGCTGGCTTCTGCCTTTTGCAGAGTCACTACGTTTTCCATCGTCAATCCTCGTTATCAGTGGTTTAAATTGGGGTTAAAGGCGGTTTTTTTGTTTCAGTTCGCGCAGGTACGCCACGCTTTCACTGAAGTTGGTTTCGCATTTGGCCTTGTGGTCGATGTCGCTTTCTTCTTCAAAGGCCACCGCTGCAGCGGTGTTGCCAATGGCAGCGGGGCGCATCATGGTGACTACCTTGGTTTCGGGAATAACCTCTTCGGCAACCGGCGCCATCATGGCGGCCAGCTCCAGTGAATCCACGCTCACCTGCGCTTCGGCGGCCTGCTTGTTGGCCTTGGTAACCTGAGTGCGCTTGCGCTTGTGTTCGCGGGCAGCCTGGGTATCGCCAAAGGCCACTTTTTCAAGGCACTCAGCGGTGCAAATGTGCACCCCGTTGAGGGCATACACTTCTACCGATGTGTAGGGACTAGTTAAATGAACAATTTGTAGAGACCTGGAAGTAGCTGGGATTTCTTGGGAGTAGCTGGGATTTTTTGAGGGCTGTGATTGGCTGTAGGGTGCGCTGGTAGCGGGTTTGATAGGTTTGCCGAGATGTTGGGATTGATTGGCATTTCTCGATAACAGTGGCGTACATTAGATTTTATTAAAATGAGCAATGAATCGCAAAAAGGCTCAAAAACGGATGATTTGGACTACTAAATTGAGCAATAAAATAATTAAACACTGTAAATTTAAAAATGTTTAAATGCTTGATATTTGTGGATTTATAAATTTAACATTTTTTCATGCAAGTGAGTTTAGATCTTTTGCCCCCTCCAGGAAAAGGACGAATCGTACTTTTCTAATGAAGACAGATCCTTTGCTTTTAAGTGGTTGATAGTGAATGAAATAATTGAGAACGCAAGGCGATAGGGAAAAGATCGCAACGGACGCATTGGATGTGTGCGGACGTAATTGGTCGGCGCATTTCCTAAGACGACAGAGAATGAGGAAGCTCGCTTTTTGAAAATCATCAATTTACTAAACTACATTTTATTTAATATCAATCTCTTATTTGTTTTTCGGCTTTTATTTTTGCGACTGTTCGAAAAATACCTTCAAACTTGGATTTTCTTAAAACTTTCTCTCTCAAACTTGAAAACGTCATTAAACATCCAACCTCAAAATGATTAATATGTTAGCAATTGATTTATTGGATTATTTTTCTATTTTTTGAAAGGGATGACATGGCGAGCTTGAACTTTGCCAAACTTTGTGTATCATCATAAGTGCGCTAGCAAAATCTAGCGTCAGGATTGAGACCCTGTTATATCACAAGGCTGACAATACACGCCTTTAGCGTGTTTTTTTGTCTTTGCAGTTCTACGTTATGGTGGACTGGATGAGGCCAACTTCGGTTGGGCCGTTGCCTTGTAGCGGTAGTCTCAACCTTGTCCAGTTCACCACCAGAGAGATTGAGACCTCCTGTTGGTGAGTAAACGCCATACAAGGAGGGCGTCTCATGCCTAGTTCACGTCAAGATCATACCTCTAGATCACCACTCACTCTGTCCATCAATAATGAAGTTATCCAGGTTCTACACCCTTGCAATAGCGACGCATCAGCTGTAGAAGATTACATACCCAGCATTGACTTTCGAAGTGACATACACAAATCAATTGAGACCGTAGCCGGTAACTTAAATGGCTTCTTCAAACTGTATAATCATTGGGTTAAAGGCGACACCAAGTGCGACTATTCTGTTGTAATGGAAATGACGATTAAGGCAAGCCTGATATCATCACAGTTTGAGCGAATCTCAAAGCAATGCAAAAAAGACAGAGGCGTTACCGGAAATAGTCCGCTCACGTTAAAAGAACAAATTGACTTTCTGACATTATCAGAATCTTTGAACGTAACTCCATCTGAGTTGATATCGATGATAAAGAACTCTGTTCTTGAGAGGGTGTCAAAATGAATGATGAACGATTGACATCAGCAGAGAGCCACGAGTTGGCTAGCCTTGTTCATACTATTGGTGCAAGAAACGTTCTTACTATATTGCGGAATGCATCTGCACCAAAAAAGAACAAGCGAATTTATAACTTTCAGAAATTGCCATCTGATATAAAGGCTAAAGTTGCTGTAATGGTTTCTTCTGGTAAGTACTCACAGAAAGATATGCTTGATTATATTAATCTTGAAATAGAGAAAAGAAAGCTTGATGTTAAAGTTAAGGTTTCAAGAACATCATTAAATCGATTCCTGAATAATGTGGTTTATGGTAGATTGCCAAGTTAAGCAAAGCATCCTCAATTAGACGAAATTTAAGCCCCCTATGTGGGGCTTTTTGTTGTCTTTTATTAATCCGCATTACTATATAAATCACGTCATGTAAATTAACATTGTTTGTAAATTTACATGACGTTGGTGGATCATACCGTAATGAGTGACAATCTATTGCTGATTGGATTTCTGGTTGATGAGTTTTTTGGCTTGTCTCCAAGAGATAAAGAAAGCGAAGAGATTTTTAAGGCAATCATTTCTGACGTGGAAGCGATGGCTACGCTTGTAAACGGTAAAGTGTTCCATCAGGTTTACTTTAAGAAGTTCAGAGAGCTTTGCAGCCTCATAGGTGAAGGTGTCATAGTTAATTGCATCAAGAGAGGTGATGCCGTAAGTGATGTGGCCTTCAGGTTTGGGGTCAGCTCAATTCATGTTTACAGGATATGTAAAAGAAACAAGTTAAAGGTTCCCAAAGTAGGTAAAGAAAAGGAAGGGATTTGTGAGATTATAAACGAGATCGAAAGCAACATTCTATCAATCATGCTTGCCGATGGTTTTAGTTTAAATCAAGCAAAAAGAGAAATGGACATTCTTAATAAGTCAATATGTCGCATATAAAGGGTGTTTAGAATGTCTGTAAACTGGAATGATATAGCTAAAGACAATAAGGCTATAGAAATAGGTTTGAACATCATAAAACAGAATAGAGGAAACAGTCTGTTTTTTGATGAGCTCATGACCAGAGCTAAGTCTCTTGGTTTTGATGAGAAAGAGTCTTTCAAATTCATTAGTCTGTTAATTTCAGTTGTTGGCGGCTCTCAGATTTATCTTCCCAAAGAGGAAAGCTTTAAGAAGTTAATCGTTTTTAGGTTGGTTTATGCTGATTTCACAGGTGACAATGTGTCAGAGCTTTCTAAAAAGTATGATTTGTCAGCACAAGCTATATTCAGAATAGTAAAAGCGTGCAGAGCAGCCGATAAGGAATCGAGAAAGGCAATGGAAGGGGTTAAGTAGATGTTCGAATATGACCTTATAGATGGCGTTGTAGTTGATGGCGTAAGAGTCAAAAATTTTTCAATAAAAAATCTTAGTCCTTCAGAGTCAAAAAATATTCAGAATATTGCAAGCGCGCAATATAAGACAATTAGTAGTAGCAAAAATTTTAAAGTGGTAAATGATAAACATGCTTTATCTATAGAGGGGTTGATATATCTTAACGAGCACACAGCTGCATCTATCGCTAAGCTCGGTGAGGAAGTAGTAAGCCTTTCATTTTCTGATTTATGCGGTTTGGGAGTGACTGCTCAAGATTGGCAAGTGATCCTGAGCGCAAGCATGGCTGTAGAAGAGTACTTTAATTGTGCGTCAGGCGAATTGCTCGCCTAATCGATTCTAATGGATTTTCTTTGTATTGGCGTGTGATGTGTCGGAAAAAAAAGTTTAAATCAATATGGTTCGATTTAAACATGGTTTAAACATGGTTTCGAGGGTTGGTTAATGGGTGTTGTCGCTCTTTGTAATGAAATCGGCGAAATAGCGCCGGAATGGGTTCAGGTTCTTCCTGGTGGGCCAGACATAAAAGGCTTGGATGGACGAAGCTGGATAATGCGTGATCCCAAAGCTGTGATCCATGCATTTAATGAGATGAAGGTTCCGATGGTCATTGACTATGAACACGGGCAAGAGATCAAAGCTCCGAAAGGTGAAGAAGCGCCAGCTGCTGGTTGGGTTGAACAACTTGAAATAAGAAACGGTGAAATATGGGCCAAGGTTGATTGGACAAAGAAAGCGTCCAACTCAATAAGTTCTCGTGAATACCGCTTCTTATCTCCGGCTTTTCATTACAACTCAGACAATGAGATTATCGCTTTATCAAGTGTTGGATTGACTAATAAGCCTAACCTTGTAATGCAGGCTTTGAATTCAAGAAAAGATGAAAAGTGGTCAAAATATTCAAAGGCATTGGGTAAAGAAGTTTCAAGCGATGAGGAATTGCTTTCCGCTCTCAATGCACGTGACTTGGATGTTAAGCAAAAAGAAGCAGAGCAGATCGTTGACGGTTTTATTAGTGATGCTGTGTTTGCTCCATCTCAACGAGACTTTCTCATTGCTTGCTGCCGTAGCCAGGGCGTAGAAAGTTTTACTGAGTTTGCCTCGAATACATCTGGACTTTCATATTTGAACAAGGAAGTTTCTATTAATCGAAGTAAAGATAAAGCTCAGGATGGATTGAACGACGTTCAAGTTGCTGTTTGTCGGAATGTTGGTGTTTCACCAGAACGGTTTTTAAACATTAAGAAGAAAGAGGTTTAACTATGCCTGCTCCAATTGATATTAACGCTGTTGTTATTGAGTCAGCAACTGCTTTTGCGGCCCGCTTTGATGGTGGTATGTCATCAGCAAAGCCAGATTACCCGCAAGTGGCTACAGTATTGCCATCATCCGCCGGTGCAACTGGTTATGGTTGGCTTGGCGACTTCCCTCGCTTAAAAGAGTGGATTGGTGCCAGACAGTTCAAAGAACTTAAGAAACATGGATACAATATCGTCAACAAGCTGTTTGAATCATCCGTAAAGATCCCTCGGGTTGACTATGAAGATAATGACTATGGCCGCTATGGAATTGTATTCGAAGAAATGGGGTATGATTCGAAAATCTATCCTGACGAATATATCTTCGGATTGTTAAAGGATGGGTTCACTGAGTTGTGCTATGACGGCCAACCTTTCTTCGATGCCGATCATCCATCAGAAGATGGAGTAAACACGTTCTCCAACGTTATCGGTGACCCTGATACAGACGCAGGACCCGGCTGGTATCTTTTGGACACCAGCAGACCATTAAAGCCTTTGGTTTGGCAGGAACGTTTAGCTCCTGAGTTCCAGTCTGTAACTGAATCGAGCGATTTCAATGTATTCACTACCGATGATTACTACTTTGGAACTCGTGCAAGGGGTAACGCAGGCTTCACCTTCTGGCAAATGGCCTTTGCGTCTAAGGCTCCATTAACAGAAGCCAACTTTGAGCTCATGATTACCAAGATGATGGAGCAAAAGAACAGTGAAGGTAAGTCGCTCAAGGTAAAGCCAACGCTCTTGGTTGTTCCTGTCTCTCTCAGGGCTGCTGCCGAAAAAATAGTGTTACGGAAAACGCTTGAAAATGGCGAAGACAACACTAATTTCAAGGCGGTTGACATCCTGGTATCCCAAGACCTTTAAACACCAACGACAAGGCTAGCTCTTGCTAGCCTTATCGTTTGAGGTGGCTATGAGTAAGAAATTAGAAACAGAGATTGTCGTCAATTTAGCTGGTAACCTCGCTGCTAAGGCTCGTCAATATGGCAACTCTATGAGTGATTTTGCCAAGCGCAATGAAAAAGCCATGACGCTGCTGCGCAGCACCACAGAAGCGGCTGGACGTGGCATCGATACCCTGGGAAATCGCTATGTTGGCTTGGCTGCTGGACTGGTCAGCGGCGCTACAATTCGTGGTATCGCTAATTTTGAAGCGCAAATGACTCGTATTGGGACGAATGCAAAAATTGCCGATGATGATATCGCGGCATTATCGCAATCAATTCGTAATCTTTCAGTTCAGAGTGATGTTCGACTGGATGCCTCGCAGCTGGCCACTGGTGTTGACGTACTATTAGAAAAAACTGGTGACTTTAAGTTTGTACAAGAAAACTTGGAAAACATGGGTTTTTTCATGCAAGCGTTTGGCGCTGATGCTGCTTCAACTGCGCGTTTATTTGCACAATTCAGAGCTAAAGGCGTCACTGATGCAGAAGCGGTGATGAAAAGCATTGATGACCTATATAGTCAATTTGCTGTTGGCAGTGTCAACGTAAAAGATTTGGCCTCTATTTCAGAACAGTTGTTTACTATTTATGGTGGTAAAGGCCCTGACGCTATTAGGCAAATGGGAGCCTTAGTTCAAATGTTTGCAAAAACGCGAGGTAGCGCCAGTGAGGCATTAACCTCAATTGAAGGTGTTTTTGCTGTATTCGACGATCCAGAGAAAGTTAAGTTTTTAGAGCAGCAGGGAATACAAGTGTTTAAAGCTGGTACGCAAGAATTGCGGGCTCCGGTTGAGTTGTTACTTGATATTGTAAAGGCTGCTGGTGATAGCTCATCTAAATTAAAACAGGTTTTTTCAGATCAGGTTTCAGTCCAAGGTTTAAAGTCATTATTTGGTGAAGAATATAAAAATCTTGCTAAAGAAATGACAAAGCAAACTGACGACTTTGGAGCAACTCAAGAAGCTGCTGCTAAAAATGCCGCCACCTTTAACGGTGCAATTACTTCACTTAATAACCAATTCAATAAGTTTGCAGAAAGTAGACTTGCCCAACCCATTCAAGATATTGCTGATGCCATTAATGGAGTAGACCAGAAAACGATTGATAACTGGCTCAAGTGGGGTGAAACCGCGCTATGGGTGGTTGGCGGTTTAATTGCCGCCAAGAAAGGTTTGGAAGTAGCCAGTGACCTGAAAATCTTATTTGGTGGTAGAGGCGCGGTCGGCGCGGGCGGTGGTGGCGTTGCTGATATGGGCGTGATGCCTGTGTACGTGGTCAACATGGGTCAGGGTGGCATGGGTAACGGTTTTCCTGATGTGGGTGGTGATCGTAAAACCCCAAAGGGTGGTGGGCAACCATCCAAGCTGTTCGGCTTTATGGCCAACTTGGGAACAGTAGGATACGCCGCAAATATGGTTTATCAGAATCCTGATGATTGGCTGCCTTTCGATCTTCGCCGTAAGTCGACTGTTGATCCGGCTGCCATGCATGGGCTACCCGTTGCCCCAGGGCTATTGGATGTGTTTGATGACATCAAGCGCTGGTTCTCTCCAACCGACGTTACCCGCCCAGCCGGTAACAGTGACATTGCCAGCATGGTGAATGGCATTCAGAGCCGCCTTGCGTTGGATATTGCAGTATCTGATGACCGAATAAAGGTCACAACAAAAAATGTGCCTCCCGGCATAACTGTAGATCCTGATACCGGCTTAAATTAGAAAGGAAACTTAGTTCCCTTTCTCGCACCAACAAAGGGAACTAAGTTTCCTTTGTTGGTAATTCAGTTCCTTTTCTTGCATTATGTTGTCAAATATGAATTTTTAATTAATTGTCACCGTCTTTCCCACATCGCAAAAAGAAACGCTTTTCGTAATTTAATGAACCGGAAAGCCCTGAAAATACGAGAGTTCAAGACCTTTTTTCTCTGCTCATTTTTATAGACTTTTTTGCTCAATTTCGGCGGCGCTCTACAACCGACTCATGCAGCGCCTGTGGGTCGAAACGGGCAACCAGCTTTTGGCCTACGTAGTTCATCAGCTGCTCGTTGAAATAACGGTTTTTGCGCCCTTGCAAACTGCCACCCGATTCCAGTACCAGGGTGCCGTGCTTCGATACCTGCACCGCTTCGGCCTGCAGCATCATCAGCTGCAGCTGGGCGGGGGTAGCTTTGCGAATAGCGGCGTTCTGGTAGCTGGCGTCAAAGGCTTGGTTGAACGACATAAAGCCCTTGCAGATTTCGGTGTTGCGGTTGGCCTTGGCATTGAACATTTCAACGCCCTTGGCGATGGCATTTAAGAAATCGGCGGCATCAATGGCTTTGCTGCCATAGTTGTCTGGCTTGGCCATGGGGTTGGGGCCGGTGTAAGCGCCGGCGCACAGCGGGTGCTTATCGATGTACTCTTCAAGCCCGCCCACGCCAAAGGCGCGTTCAATCGGCTTGGCCTGACCATGTCCCTTGCCGAGGATCACGCTCGACCAATGCAGCTTGATGTTCATCATGGGGATGATGCCCAGCGGGTCGTCTTCTTTTACTTTGAAGCGATAGCGGTTTGGCACCCCGCCAGTCATCCATTTGTTGGCGGCGGCGCGGGTGTTATCGATGGTGATTTCTTTCGGAATGCCGTACTTGGCACACACATCCATCAGTGACAAGCGAATGCTGTCGGTGTTTTCGCTGATATCGCAGCGCCAGCCCACAATTTTTCGGCTGTAAATGTCCTGCCAGAACCAGGTCTTGGGGCGCAGGATCTCGCCATTAAACCAACGCACAAACACGTTATGTTGAAAGCCGTCGCCGTTAATCCACTCCAGCGCATGCAGGCCTTCAACCGTGCGTTCCTGCGGTGGATACAACTGGTGCAGGGCATGCTCGCCTTCGCGCAGCATAATCCGCTGCTGCTTGGGCACTTCGTGCTCCAGTCGGCGGCTCAGGCTTTTAAGGCTCGGTATATCCCAACCGTTGTGTTTGGCGGCATCTTTCAGGCGCTCATAACAGGCCGTCATGTTGGGCTGTTCCAGCCGTAAATAATCGGCCTTGAAGAACTCCCACGCGGCTGGGGTGATAGGGGCGAATTGGTTCTTCTTCTTGGCGTCGGCTACTTCAAAATGGCGCGGCAACAAAGCCGGAGCCCAATCGGTTTCATTGATGCCTTTAACCTTGGCGCACTGGCGCCGCAGGGTGCTGACGGCAATGCCGTATTCCTCGCCCACTGACTCATAGGCATCCATCAGCGCGATGCCATTTTGGCGCAGGGCAAACACGGCTTTAACCGCCATCAGTGCCTGCTGGGCTTTGCCCTGGGCAGCATTCCCAGCTTTGTTCCAACGCGCCCACAACGCCTCAGGGCAATAGCCTTGCTGCTGTGGCTTTTGCTTTGGCAGTGCCAACACCTGTTCGCCAACCTTGATTTTGCCTTCGCGTTTGTAAAGGGCGGTTTGGGTTGCGGGTGGCAGCAGGCTGATGTGGTATTCAGTCCCTTTCGTCCCTTGTCTCTTTCTGGCTAACTCAGGCTTTGAATCAGCCAGCCGCTTTAATTGCTCCCGCACATTTCTGTCGGAGCCTGGCAATCCCACAACGCCTGCGAGTTCGCTTGCTAATAGCCACATAGTGAAACTCCTTAGCTTGCAGCTCGCAGCGAACGGTAGCGGCTTGGCCAAATGTCGGCGGGTTCCAGCCCCAATGCCTCTGCAATGATCCGTTCGCCCTTCGGCCAGGGAGAACGCAGTGCATTTGCCAGGGTGTTTTCGCCGAGTCCTGCGTCCCTTGATAACTGACGAACGGACAATCCGCGCTTCTTTAAGCCGGCAACGATGTCCGCTCGGTGCCAATCACTTCCCATTTGGTCACCTTTTTGAGAGACTGATTCGTTATTCACCTTGGTTACTCCTGTTTGTTGCGTAACTTAGTAAGCGAATAATTGATCAAACGGAATTAACGGTCAATAGCAACGGATGATTAATTTTCCATTGCGTCCGTTTGTTTGTTTTTAAAGGATGATTTAAATAATGAAAAAACCATTGAGTAACAACGACATAAAAGAAACGGATGCAGGTCGCGTCGAAACGGACGATAGATCCGTTGCCTCCACTGGGAAACGGATGCAGTGGTTCATTGCATCCGAAGTGGCTGGACATGGAAGCTTTCCAACATCCGATAGGTGGACGAGAGACCAATTAAAAGAATTGGCGGCAGGTAAGGAGCATCTGGCACGAAAGCGTAAAGGCACCAAGGCGATGGAATATCACGTCAGTTTGTTTCCTGCTGATACGCAAAGAAGCTTGCTGGGTGATGATCTGGACGCCGTTGGGGAAGCGCCAGCAGCGTATAAGGCGTTGCCATTGGTACCGGATTTCATGGATGAGTTTGCATTGATACCCGGCTATCGGATCCAGGTGTCGGCTGGGAATGGCTCGTTGAACCCCGACCAGCTGGAGCCGGTGCGGCATCTGGCGTTCAGGCGCAAATGGTTGACCTACCGTGGTTTCAACGAAAAAGACTTGGCGGTGGTCTGGGCCAAAGGCGACAGCATGGAGCCCACCATCAACAACAACGACACCCTGGTAGTGCACCTTGGCCGCAACAAACCGGCCGACGGCCACATCTATATTTTTAGGAACGGTGACGAGCTATTTGTGAAGCGGTACCAAAGCATGCTCGGTACCTGGCGCCTGATAAGCGACAATGCGTTTTACAGCCCGCTCGATATTGCCAAGCAGGATCAGCATCAGTTTGAGGTCGTCGGCCAGGTGGTACACATCGCCAAAGACATCGGCGACTGA